ACCATCAGCAACTGAAATGCGTTTTGGATTTGAAGTAACAATGTACGTAATGAATAAATAGTGTGTATAGTGTGTATGGGGATGCTCCTAGAAAGGAACATCCTCATCTGCACCTTCAACAGCAGGTTTAAGTCTTTCATCAGTTGCAACCATTGCTACAGCACCACTAATAAACTTACCATTAGCACCTTCTCTTACCCAACCCGATAATGTAAATTCAATACCATCTACATTTAACTTGCCTCGGTAGTCTGGTCGTTTAGGATTATCACCTTTGTCATTCTTGTTTAATGTAAATGTGTTCGTGTTATCGTACTCAGCCATATATTACTCCTTAGTTTCTTCTGGTTTAGTTTTAAGTTGTTCTTGCCCTTGCCCTTGTATCTTTGGTATTAATTGATTTACAGAATCAAATGGTAATTTTGATAATGCTAACAATACCAAGTTTACTTCTTCTACAGTTAATTCTAATTGCATACTTACTCCTTCAGTTTTAAAATTGTTTGGTCTACTTCATCTAAAAACTTAATAACCTCAGCTTCTAGGCTTGCTATTGTATCATTACATCTGTCAACCCTTGCTACAAATAACTGTAGTTCTTCAGGGAAGTTAGGATTATAGCTTACAAAGTCTACCCACTTAGCACCGGTGCAAGCTAACTGCCATTGCATTTGTGGAATGTATTTACTAGGAACTGACTTGCTCATAAGCGTATTAGTATGGGTTGTTTCTATAGGGCATTTAATCTCTATAAGACCTGCATACTTACCCTCTTCTTCTGCATTTACAGCTCCGTCTGGGCTAGCACCACTATTCTTAATAACAGGATGGTCAAAGAAACCTACTTCTGTTACAGATACTACTTTAGATTGCATATAAAGCTCTCTAGCAACACTTTCTCTTTCAATACCATCTAGCATAGCTTGATTAACAAAGCTATCTCCTTTCTTACCTGTAAGACGTTCTGATACAAGTTGGATAAGGTAGTTTTGACGAGATGTAGATACGCCTGTTTTAGTCTTGGCGATAACATCCGATATTCTGGATGCTGTCACCTTGCCTAGACGTTGCTGAAACCACTCATCTGTGCGTTGTTCTATCATAGGAAATCCTTGCTAGATACTGCCTTTAGAGTTGGTTGTTCTGACTCTGGAATATCCTCACCGCTATAGATGTAAAGACCAATACCATGTAACGCAATAGCTTTAGCTAAACAACGCTGCATAGCTGTATTAACTGCCATAGCGTCAGGGTTAGGTATTGCTTGGTTTCTAAAGTTAAGCACAGGTAATTGTGCAGTCATAGACTTACCAAACGCATGGACTGTGCAGAATACCATAAGTGTTTCACCAAACTGTTTAGGTTCACCATATCCCCATGAAGCTGTTGGGTCTTGCTGTAGAAGAGTGTCTACAGCCCAAGCCCATGATAGATATGATAGACCATTCTTTTTTTCAATGTGGTCTGATACATTAATTTTTCGTAGTTCGTTATAGTTCATCTTTCTCTCCTGTTGTTGTAATTCTTGTTGGTGCTGTTCCATCATCACCTGGTCGTAATGTTGTTGTTGTGACATTTTGTTCTCTCTCCCATTTATCGTTATCTAATTTAAGTTCGTCATTCAATCGTTTAAGAATATCTGCTATATGTTCTAACATATAATTCTCCATGTGAAGTATGCTATAAAAATTATCATAAAGCAAATAATATATTTACTCATATTGCACCTGCTAACTTACCCATGATTTGTAAGCAAAGCCATACATAAGCCCAAAATGCTACTGCTACTACTATCATTGTTTTTACACTCATGTTTCTCTCCTAGTTAAAATTACAATAGTTATCTTAATGACCTAAAATAACTTGTCAAGTATTTTCTATAAAAAAAATAGTTTGCATATAGAATTTACCTATGTTAGTGTTTTACTCCATGGAGATATTGCGTTACATTATATTAGATGAATTTGACGGAAAACCGCTAAGAGCCTTTAGTAACAAGGCATCGGCTCTATGGTTTTTAGAGTCAAGACCTAGTTGTAAGCTCCATATTTTGCCTAAAGCAAAAGTTGTGCCAATGTCAGAACTTTATGAAGAATGTTTATTTTAAGGAGAGTATTATGAGTGAAAAAGAAGTTTTATATTATATACAAGGGTTTTTAAGAGGTATAAGCCATGATGATTCATTATTAAATTCAGAAATATTATTTAACTGGGATGAGATGATTGACAAGGCTTTATACGGAGATGATGATGCGAATTAAAAACTGGGATAAGTACCAGCATTACAAGCATAAGAGTGATATGAAGTGGTTTAAATGTTATGGTCGTGATATTTTAAATGACCCTGATTTTATGAAAATGGATGATATAAAGCAAGCAACTTTATTCAAATTATGGTGTTTAGCTAGTGAGTCAAATGGCAAATTACCACAAGTATCAGATATTGCTTTTAGATTTAGAAAACCTATCAGCTTTGTAGAAAAATTAGTAAAGGAATTAGATACTTGGCTCATAAGAAATGAAAGTATAGAGAAAGTCTATACAAATACTATAACAGATAAGAGTAGATTAGATAGAGATAAGATAATAAAACCCATTGTGCGGTTTGAAGAGTTTTGGAATACATATCCAAATGTTCGTAAAAATAATAAGAAGGGTTGTTTAGAAAAATGGCAAGCAAAAGACCTTGACTTAATAGCTGATAAAGTTATAGGCTATGTCAATATGATGAAAGAAACTAAATCATGGAAAGAAGGGTTTGTGCCAGCACCTATGACATTACTTAACCAAGAAAGATGGGATGATGGAACTGTAACTAATATACGCAAAGTTTGGGAAGGTGGCATTTAATGAATTTAGGAGAGGTCATTGATAAGCTAACCGTAAGTCAATCAACTATTCAAGAATTTTATAATGAGGGGTATAGCCATGCAGAGTTTAAAGTTAAAAGTACGGATATATTTGCTAATGACTTGGTCAAGTATTTTGGTGAGGAAATTCATAGTGGTAAATCGCTTGGCTGGGTTAAGACGGAAGATAAGTTCCGTGTTAGGATGGGGGAAATAAGTTGTCTGACTGGGGTCAGCGGTCATGGTAAATCGCTCTGGATTTCACAAGTAATATTAGCAATGATGAAACAGAATACTAAATGTTTGATTGCTAGTATGGAAATGAAACCAGTGCTTACTCTTTCACGCATGCTGATAAATACATTAGGTTCAGCAGAGCCAACAGATGAATATATTAAAACATGGACAGATAGAGCAAAAGATAAATTATTTATTTATGACCAGTTAGGAACTACTACTTCAGAAGATATGTTTGCAACTTTATTTTACGGACGTCATGTTCTTGGTTGTGAAGTGTTTGTTATTGACAGCCTTATGAAAATGAGTGATATTTCAGAAGAGTCTTTAGAGAAACAAAAATTGTTTGTTGATAAGTTAGCTGTAATTAGTCGTGATTTAAACATACATATCTTTTTAGTGGCTCATACTCGTAAGATGAAAGATGAGTCAGAGATACCTGACGCTACAAACATCATGGGCAGCAGCCATATTCGTAACCTCGTAGATAACATCATTATGGTTTGGAGGAACAGGGCTCGTGAGAAATTAGTAGATGAAGGAAAAACTCCAGAAGAAGAATTAAAAATTATTCCTCATGCTAAAGTATTTGTGCAAAAGCAACGCAATGCACAATGGGAAGGTTCATTTAACTTTTGGTTTGACCCTAAAGGTCTTAAATACAAGGAGAGTCCAAATGCAAGGTAAGGATACAATAAATGATTTTTTAAAGGCTATACAAAAGCATTTTGGTGAAGTAGAATATAAAATAACAACAAAAGATGGTGTAACATTTAGAAAAACGAAAGGATGGAGAGATGATAAAATTCAATTTCAACCTAACAAGAATGAATTTACCAATATTAATAACCAAACTAAAGGAACTTGATTTTAGTAAGGTTTGGAAAATACAAGTGACTGAAAAAAAACCCATACGTAATTTAAGCCAAAATGATTTATACTGGACATTACTTGAAGGTTTATCAGACCATTTAGGTTATACTAAAGATGAGTTGCATGAACTTATGAAATACAAGTACCTTAAATACGCTAAAGAAATAGCTGGTCAACCTGTAATAGTTGTTCCTTCAACTGCTGATTTAGATACAGCTCAATTTGCTGAGCTTATTGAAAATGTATTAAGATTTGCTAACGAATATGGATGCTCATTTCAAGATGGTTTACCGCAATACGAAACTCACTAAATTATTAAGACAATTACCTTGTCAACATTGTGGCATACAATCTGAAACAGTTTGTGCTGCTCACCGTAACGAGGGAAAGGGAATGGGTCTTAAAAATTCTGACGCATTATGTGCAGCACTATGTGTAGAGTGCCATGTTCAATTAGACAATGGAAAAGAACTGACACGAGAAGAACGTAGAGATATGTGGAATAGAGCATATATAAAAACCATGCAATATCTTTTTGAACATGACATGATAGGAGTTAAATAATGGGCAAAGGAAGTGCACCTAGACCTTTTACAGATAGAGAAGTATTTGAGGATAACTGGGATAAGATATTTAAAAAAGAAGGTATTACTTTAACTGAAGAAGAGTTAGCTAATGTTCTTATCATAGAAGATATTGTTAAGCATCACCGTAAAAAACAAAATAGTGATGATGTATCACCACACACTTATGAATACGAACTCAATAAGTCTACCGGTGATGTAGAGAAAAGATTTAAAGACGGAATATCTAAACCTAACGAAAGTCAATTTGATGGCAACTAGCCCAACGCAGTTAAGTCTTAAAAAATTACGAGAAGAAGGATACACATGTTGGATTACAGAGCATTGGAATAGTTATGCTAGGATACGTCAAGA